GCCAAACACACCCAAACGTCAGAGAAATCGCCTGCGACCCATACCGTTGGACACGCTCAATGCAGGTTTTACAGGACTTAGGCTTGCCGATTGTTGAATACCCTTCAACGAGTCCAAGGCGCATGGTTCCTGCCTGTACAAAGTTCATGGATGCTGTCATTGACAAAACTGTAATTCACGATGGGGATGCGACCCTAGCCAGGCACCTGGATAACTGTGTAACCAAAATTGATGCTGTAGGGCCGCGCATTGTGAAAGATAAGCGTGACAGTCCACGCAAGATTGATGCGGCAGTTGCGGCTGTCATAGCACTAGACCGGGCAACAGTTGGTAGACTTGCCGTAATGGTCCCTGAGTTTTTCAGTTAGGTGAGTATGCTTTCCAACATTCTTCAAGTGCTAGGCGTGGTCGCAGTCACAGTGGGGGTGCTGTTATTTTCTGTACCCGCAGGATTGATAGTTGGTGGCCTTTTGGTCATCCTTATGGGAGTGACGGTATCTAAGTAATGTTTGAGAAATTGTTTGAGTTCAGAGCTACAGATTATCAAAAGGCGTTTGAAACTGGAGCAGATATTGGCTCGGGAAATCTTTCGGCGACACGCATCAATGATGAAACGGTTTTTCAGATAAATGCCGTATTCTCTGCGCTTAGTCTGACGGCTGACACTATTTGTACTCTCCCATTAAGTGCTTTTGTACCTTTGGGGGACAGCGCAACCAAGATGCTTCCACTGCCTGTATGGGTGACTAAACCAGATGTAGACATTCCGCGTGAAGCATTCTACAATTCGCTGATTGTCAGCCTGATGTTGGATGGCAACGCTTTCATACGCGTATTTTCCAATACGAGAGGTGTAATCGTCAATCTGACGATGCTCAACCCGTTGAAGGTTGAAATTATCCGTAATAGTGTAGGCCGGGTACGCTTCCAGGTTGAGGGTGAAACTAGACTTTTGACCCCTGAGCAGGTTATCTGGATTCCAGACGTGATGCGGCCGGGCATTCTTCGTGGAGTGTCGCGTGTGAAGGCGCTCAAAGAAAACTTGGGGTTAGCAATGGCCCTGGAAAACTTTGCGGCCACGTTCTACGGTAACGGCACAAACTTGAGCGGAATTATTGAGTTTCCCAGCAACTTGACTGCTGAACAGGCAGCAAACCTGGCTAATGGTTTTGACAACCGGCATAAGGGCTGGAAAATGGGCCATCGCACAGGCGTATTGTCTGGCGGGGCAACATTCAAGACTACACAGGTAGACCCTGGTGCGGCCCAGTCGATTCAGGCCCGCCAAATGGCTGTAGAGGATGTTGCTCGCGCTTTCAAAATACCGCCACACCTTTTGGCTTTACCAGGGACTAACAGCTACGCCAGCGTGGAGCAAACTAACCTGGCTTGGGTGGTTCACGGTTTGCGCCCGATTGTCCAGAAAATTGAGGGGGCCATGAATGTACTTCTGACTCGTTCACCCAGAGGTGCTGAAGCATATTTGAAGTTCAACTTCAGCGGCCTTTTGCGGGCTGACCTTGCTACCCGTTCAGCCGCGTATTCGACTGGCCTCACGGCAGGATATTTGACTATCAATGATGTCCGTAAACTGGAGGACTTGGAACCTATGCCGCAGGATACGGCAAACAATGTGCGTGTCCCATTAGCGAACGTAAACATTGATGATGCCAACATTACGGCGACCAAAGAGAAGGTAGGTTCTGCCTCAGCTCTCATTATGGCCGGATTTTTGCCGGAAGAAGTGCTTGAGGTGATGGGACTCCCAAAGATTACGCATACGGGCCTACCTAGCTCACAATTACAGCCTGTAAGTCAGATTGCCCCTGATGACCCCAAGGCACCGTATGACAAGGCAGTGGACTAATGAGGGTTCAAGCTCCAGCTGGCCCCCAACCGGCCGAAAATCACGCAAACGCCTTAGAGCTTACTGAAGCCCGACAGGTAGATGCGACCCCTATTCCGGCCCTAGGGTCCGACCCAGACCTGAAAGTCGCTGAGGTAGGCGCTGAGAGCGCGGATATTCCTGATTCGGGCGGTAATCGGGGGAATATCGACTTGAGCGCCCCAAGTTTCATGAAAGCCTCAGCCAGGCGCGGCCTACAGCTCATTTCTGCCGGGTATGCGGGGGATGGTGTGGACGAAAATGTAATCCGTGAGGCCAAAGCTATGGCTCAAGGAATTGTGACCGCAGAAAAGTGGCTACGGCTACGCGGCTGGGTGGGAAGGCATACCCCAGACTTGGATTCTCCCAGCTCCAACCCTGATAGCCCAGATTTTCCTGGGCCTAGTGTCGTATCCCATTTGCTGTGGGGGTCAGGCCCAGGAAAACGTGCCGCCCAGAGGACAATGGCCCATGCTGGCAAAGTAGTTGGTAGACTTGGGGTAGACCAAACAGATAGAGGTGCTACCTTGCGTGCTATTGAAACCCGCACTACACCGTTGGACGACATGGAAATCCGTAAGACTGCGGAAGGTATGTTCTTTGAAGGGTATGCCGCACTTTGGAACTCACCCAGTCGGCCATTACCGTTTACCGAGCGTATTGCCCCTGGAGCTTTCATACGGTCATTGAAATCCCGTAACGACCACAAGCTTTTATGGAATCACGATACGAGCGCCATTCTGGGTTCCACCCGGGCAGGGACACTCAAACTGGTGGAGGATGAGAGAGGACTGAAAGTGTCAGCAGATTTACCCAATACGACCGTAGGCCGTGATGCCTCTGAACTCCTGATGCGCGGTGATGTTGATAGCATGAGTTTCGGATTTTCCGTGCCCAAGGGTGGGGATGAATGGAACGTGGACGGCACTGAACGCACCCTGCGAGAGGTATCTCTCCACGAAGTATCTATTGTCGCTTTTCCAGCATATGACGGTACTACCGGGTTGGCGAGCGTGCGCGGCCTGGATAAAGTGGCAAAGCGTGCCAACGTAGATTTGGAGTCCCTATCGGATGCGATTCTCAAACTGGAGAATGGGGAAACGATGACCTCAGAGGATACAAGGATTTTGAATGAGGTTTTGGATTCCATAGCGCCAGAACACCCCAAGACGGCAGACGTTCCAGTAGATGAAGGTTTTGCTATGCTTGAACTCAAGAAACACAAACTCAAACTATTGGAGTTGCTGAATGGCTAGTGAAGCAGAAGTGTTGAAAGTAATCCTTGACGTTGCGGGCCACCCTGATGTGGGAGCTTTGAAAGATTTGGCCCCAACCATGGCCCGGCGTATCGTGGAACTGGATACTCCAGAGGTGGAGAAGCCCAGGGGGAAAAAGCCTCAGTTTGAAACCCGTGTAGAGGAAGTGCCCGAGCAGAGGTAGATACAAAAATACCTCCACAGGCAACTCCTGTAGAGGTATTTTTGGTTTTCAGTCGATTCAGAAATCAACTTCAGTTTCGTTGGGTTCGGGCAGTATTGCCGCATTTTCCAACTGGGTCATCCAGAGCAAGGTCAGAAGGTCAATTTTAGCAATCTTGACCATTTCCTCCATGTCGCGCATTTCTTCCATCGCTCGCATGACTAACTTGCGGCGCTCATCGGCACCGCGCTTGCCATTCATTTCGCCGATTTGGTCTTGTATCCAAGAGGCACGACCACTCACTTTGCCGAACGATTCTTTTGCTGTGAGCAAACGGTATTCGTACACGGGCCACAACCTGGAGTTTCTGGTCGTGGGTTCCTGAATTACAGGTTTCATGGGCGTTGTAACTTTGCCTTCGGTCATTTCTTTTTTACCTCCATTTGTAGGGTCATCAGCGTTGGGAGTATTCATTTATCTCATCTCCATTCATGGGGTGTTCGTCACGCCAGAACTTCATGACGGCCTTTTTGGTGTAGTAAAGGTAGCGGTGGCTAACGTAGGTGTGCCGACCATCGCAGTCCAGACGGTAGTAACCTTCTGGAGTAGTTTCGATGTCTTTCTCAGTGGGCCTCATTTCTTGACCTTTGCCATCGGTGGGTGTTGCTCTAACCAATGTTGCTCCACATCGAGGCCATCGACCTCAAGGTAGGAGTGAATCCCGGTGGGGATGTTATGGCGGCCATCGCAGTTCATTCTCGCGTAGCCCTTGCTCCGCCATACGGCGGGATACTTTTTGTCCAGCATTTGATTCTCCATTCTTAGCTGTCACAGTGAAGGCAATTACATCCGGGGTTCAATGAACAATTCTCCCCAGGGCACTCACCCTTGTAATGGTGTTCAATATCCGTCACACAGTCACCGGCTAAAACACCATTCAGTGAGCGGCGGCTATTGTCAGCAAAATCCCAAACCCAAAGCCCACCACATTCGAGGCATTGACTCAGGTCGGACTCTCCAACTCCAATAAAACGGTGTGCTTTATACATTTTTTCTCCATTCTTGGGGAGAGGCAGGGCTTTCACCCTGCCCCTCATTTCCAGGTTAGGTAGTGACCCACTTCATCGTCGTAACGAGCAAGTGGTCGTAATCGCCAGCGGTAGCTTCAGCGATGTATTCGTCACGGGTAGCTTTATCCACGCCACCACGGCGTAGAGCTTTCGTAACAGCACCCATTATCGAGAAGGCATTACCGTCAATCTCAAACAAGTTCACTTCCACGTCAGGGTAGCGAACGTCATTCTGTGTATCTGTACTCATTTGGTTCTCCATTCTGTAGTTGGTCTTACCGGTCTTGTTCTCCATTCATTTGTAGGTAACTGACTAGCCAGCAGGATGTCCCGCAGTAGGTTGGCGGGTTATAGCCCCAACTCAGTTTGTAGCGCGGCCTTTTCAATGTCCGATTCGCTGTCCATGTTCATACAGCGCATTTCAAACACTCCGCAGAACCCAGCCATGTTCAGGTGAGAGGCATCGTCATCCATCAACGTCGCTTCATCCCAGCTCCAGACTTTCGTCGCTTCATCCCAGCTCCAGACTTTCCAGATGTAAGGCCCAGAATCGGGGTGCCCCTTCACCTTGGCGAGCTTGTAGTAGGAATCAGTTCCACGGTAGTTCTTGTAGGCACGTTCCAGCGCCTGCGTAGGAATATCAGTTCCAACTGTAAATGTCATAGCATCCTCCATTCGGACTGGACTATCAGAAGATAGCTCAGTCAATTTGTGGCGGGACATCCAGCAGGCTAGTCAGGTAGTCACTGTTGTATTGTCATTTAGCATTCGCTTGAGGCCGGTCAATCCCAGTTTCAGGAGCCAGGGCCATCGCGTTCTTTCCGTTCTTCCTCAATTATAGTCCCCCAAAACTGATTCTGTCTAGTCGCTAGACGCGCGGCAAGTCGTAGCCTAATCACTAGGTTTCATAAACCACCAAATCAGTACACGGTGTTACACTTGAGCCATCGGAAACGTGAGTGTGCTCTGCCGGTCAGCGCCAGTGAGTGGAACCACCCTGGGCAATCCCATACAATCACGCAACGAAAGGAACGTAATGAGTCAGTTCATCAAAGCTCAGCAAGAAGTACGCGCAAACCTGGTATCGCAGATGCGAGAAACCATTGATAAAGCAGAATCAGAAAAGCGTGGGCTTGAACCCGCTGACGTAGAAAAGATTGACCGTATCGAGGCAGACATCAGAAATGCTGATGAAGCTATCGCGGTCGCAACCCGTAGTGAACTCCGTACTGCTGAAGTAGCTGAGGCGGCCCGTAACTTCATTATCCCAGAAGAAGCTACGGATGAGGCTGAGATTTTCAGGGCTTTGGCTCGCGGAGAAATGCGTTCTCATACGTTTGAGAAACGAGCAACGCTGGTCGGTTCAGTAAATACTGTCCCAGCTGACTTCCTCGCTCAGGTATATCTGGTCGCACGTCAGGTTGGCCCAATGCTCGAAATGGCTGAAGTAATCAACCGCACTAACGGTCAGAGTCTACGACTCCCCACCGTGACGGCATATTCAACTGCGGCGCAAGTCGCTGAGGGTGCCGCAATTTCTGAGAGTGAACCTACTTTCAGTTCTATTCTGCTCCAGCCTTACAAGCAGACGTTCTTGGTGAAGATTGCCAACGAACTGCTTGACGATGCCGGATACGACATCCAGGGGACTATCGCAGAGCAGGCCGGGAATGCTATCGGCACTCAAGTGAACTCATTGTCCACTACGGGTTCTGGTTCCAGCACGGTTGAAGGTGTTGTAGTCGCATCTGGTCTTGGTGTAACTGCCGCATCTGCTACCGCCATTACCGCTGACGAACTCATTGAGTTGGCTTACTCTACAGACGGTGCTGTACGCCGTATGCCAGGGGTTGGCTTCATGGCTAATGGCTCCACGATTGCGGCTATCCGTCAGCTCAAAGACGGTAACGGCGCATACATTTATGACCCCCAAATTGGGGGAACTGACCGTGTACTCGGTTGGGCTATCAACGAAAACCCAGGCATGGCAGATATGGCTATTGATGCCAAGGCTGTATTGTTTGGCCACTTCCCCAGTTACAAGATTGTGACTACGGGACTTGAAGTTGCGACATCTACCGATGCGTACTTTGCCAATGATGTTACCGCGTACCGTTTCGTTTACCGTTTTGACGGCAAACTGACTCACGCTTCACACATCAAGCACTTGGTGAACGCCGCCGCATAGGTTGGACATAATGGGATGCCTTCAGGTGCGTAGGTCGCCTGGGGGCATCCCTTATCTGTAGGCTAGAATACGGGTAGGAGAATAATGTCAATAACAAACGGGTACGCCACGCTGTCCCAGGTGAAAGCATCACTGAGAATCCTGGACACGATTGATGACACATTGTTGGAGTTGGCTATTGAGGCCGCCAGCCGTGAAATTGATGGCCACTGCGAGCGCGTTTTTTACAGTACCGGGGTGAACGAAACCAGACTTTTCGTACCGACTAGCAAGTTGTTCACAGAAATGGATGACCTGATTAGCGTTACAAGTCTGACGACAGCCAGTGATGCCATCGTCTTTGAC